AAGTTCTTAGAAGTCCTGTTTGATGAAGCAGGAGGTGACGTTGTTGCCGCTAAGAAGCTGGCAGGATATAGTGAGTCGTCTAGCACCGCCGCTATAGTGGAAAGCTTAAAGGATGAAATCGCAGATAAAACACGTACTTACTTTGCTCGTACTGCGCCCAAGGCTGCTATGGCTATGGTTGGTGCTTTATATGACCCTACTGAACTAGGTATTCGTGATAAGATGGCTGCAGCTAAAGACTTGCTTGATCGTGCAGGTTTAGGTAAAGTAGATAAGATTGACGTAGGGTCAAGCAGTGGTGGAGTATTTATTCTGCCATCCAAGGAAGGTAAGAACGAGTAGTAATGAATCGTGAATCTTTGGGGTATTGGGAGTTACCCAAGCCACACAAAGGTGAAGAGAGACAGTGGCACGTAATAGCTAGAACAACACGCACCGTGCCTTTCGGATATAGAGTACACCCTGACAACGAAAATTTATTAGAACCCATACCAGATGAACTAGAAGCTTTAGAGCTTGCAAAGCGACACTTAAAGCAGTATAGTTACAGAGAAGTTGCTGTGTGGTTATACAGACAAACTGGTAGATACATATCACATATGGGTTTAAAGAAAAGGGTAGACATTGAGCGAAGACGTAAGAAAGCAGCTACAATTAAACGCAAGCTTGCCAAGCGGCTCGAAGAAACGCTACAGGAGATCAAGAGGCTCGAAGAAGAAAATATTGGAGCCTACCGAATCATCCCCCCAGACGATTGAACCTGTAGTAGAAACTGTAGCAGCACAAGTAAAACCTGTAGAGTTTGATGTTGACACGGCTCAAGAAGTAGTGTTTAAAGCAAACCCAGGACCACAGACAAACTTCCTAAGCGCATCTGAAAGGGAAGTTTTGTATGGTGGGGCGGCTGGCGGTGGAAAAAGTTTTGCAATGCTGGCTGACCCACTTCACGGATTAAATGACCCTAACTTCAGTGGGTTGCTAGTTCGACATACTACGGAGGAACTACGTGAACTTATTCAGAAAAGCCAAGAGCTATATCCTAAAGCCATTCCAGGTATTAAGTGGTCTGAAAGAAAGAGTCAGTGGATTAGTCCTAGGGGTGGTAGACTTTGGATGTCGTACTTGGACAAAGACATGGACGTTACTCGTTACCAAGGTCAAGCGTTTAACTGGATCGGGTTCGACGAATTAACACAGTGGCCTACGCCTTATGCGTGGGATTACATGCGAAGCCGTTTGAGGTCTGCATCAAAAGACTTAGGGCTTTACATGAGAGCTACTACAAACCCTGGCGGTGCTGGGCATCAATGGGTTAAGAAGATGTTCATTGACCCTGCGCCATCTGGTAAGGCTTTCTGGGCTACGAACATTGAGACAGGTGACACTATCACGTTCCCTAAAGGGCATAGCCGTGAAGGTGATCCACTATTTAAGCGAAGGTTTATTCCTGCTAGTCTGTTTGACAACCCTTATCTAGCAGACACTGGTGACTACGAAGCAATGCTTCTATCGCTACCAGAACATCAGCGTAAGCAGTTGCTAGAAGGTAACTGGGACATTAATGAAGGAGCAGCGTTCCCTGAGTTTAACAGAAGCATACACGTTGTGGAACCTATCGACATACCTGATGGATGGCCTAAGTTTAGAGCTTGCGACTATGGTTACGGCTCCTACACAGGAGTACTATGGTTCGCTGTCTCACCGTCTGAACAGTTGGTTGTCTACAGAGAGCTTTATTGTTCTAAGGTTACAGCTACAGATTTAGCAGATATGATTCTAGACGCAGAGTCAGAAGATGGTACAATAAGGTACGGCGTGTTAGACTCGTCCCTTTGGCATAAAAGGGGAGACACTGGCCCGTCACTAGCAGAGCAAATGAACATGAAAGGTTGTCGTTGGAGGCCTTCTGATCGCTCTCGTGGCTCAAGGGTTGCAGGTAAGAACGAGATACACCGCCGTTTGCAGGTGGATGAGTTCACTGAGCAACCTAGATTGGTGTTCTTCTCCACCTGCACCAACACAATAGCTCAGATACCTAGCATACCGCTAGACAAGAAGAACCCTGAAGACGTTGATACAAATGCTGAAGATCACTTGTATGACGCACTACGTTATGGTATAATGACTAGACCACGTAGTTCCATCTGGGACTTTAACCCAGCAAAACAAAACTCTGGCTTTCAGATGTCAGACTCAACTTTTGGATACTAAGTAAATGGCAGAAATAGACGATCTTTCCTTCGAGACAGACGAAGTAGTAGCAGCCGAATCAAGTGAAGATAAACTGTTTGGCAGCTTAAACAGTATCGTTAGCTTTGTTACCCAGCGCTTTAAGCGTTCCGAAGATGCACGGTTTCATGACGAAGAACGTTGGCTACGCTCCTATCGTAACTACCGTGGTATATACGGACCAGAAGTTCAGTTTACTTCTACAGAAAAGTCTAAGGTATTTGTTAAAGTAACTAAGACTAAAACACTTGCTGCATACGGACAGATTGTAGATGTACTATTCGGTAACAATAAGTTCCCCTTATCTGTTGAACCATCAGTTCTGCCAGATGGTGTAGCAGAATCAGTACACATCAACGTTGATCCTAATGCTGGCCCAGCGCAGGGTGCATTATCAGAAGCGTTTGGTACAGAACCACCTAAGCCTTACTTGATTGGTCCTGACACAAAGCTAGAACCAGGTGAGACACGTACTACACTAATGAAACGCTTAGGCGGTATGCAGAATAAGCTAGCACCTGTAAGCGATAAGATCATTGAAGGTGATGGTACTACACCTACAAGCGTTACATTCCATCCTGCTATGGTAGCAGCTAAGAAGATGGAAAAGAAGATACACGATCAGCTAAACGAATCAGGAGCCTCTAAGCACCTACGTAGTATGGCATTTGAGATGGCATTGCTAGGTACTGGTGTAATGAAAGGCCCGTTTGCTGTAGATAAAGAATATCCTAACTGGGATGAAGAAGGTGACTACGATCCGCTAATCAAGACTGTACCATCTACTAACCACGTAAGCGTGTGGAACTTCTACCCAGACCCAGAAGCTACAAGCATGGATGATGCAGAGTACGTAGTAGAACGTCATAAGATGTCACGTAATCAGCTACGTGCTTTACGTGGAAGACCATACTTCATGGATGACTCTATTCAGTTAGTTATTGATAAGGGTCCAGACTATGTGCGTAAGCATTGGGAAATGAAGATGGAAGACGATGATAGTCAACCTTCTGATACTGAGCGCTGGGAAGTACTAGAGTTCTGGGGTTTTGTTGATACAGATATTCTAGAAGAGAACGGCATTGAGATTCCACGTTCACTACGTAACCTAGCTGAAGTAAATGCTAACATTTGGGTATCTAACGGTGAGATCATCCGTTGTGTACTAAACCCATTTAAACCATCACGTATTCCTTACTACGCTGTACCATACGAGCATAACCCATACAGCTTCTTTGGTGTAGGTATTGCTGAGAATATGGATGATACACAAACATTAATGAACGGTTTCATGAGAATGGCTGTTGACAATGCTGTATTATCTGGTAATCTACTAATTGAGATAGATGAAACAAACCTCGTACCAGGACAAGACTTATCCGTGTATCCAGGCAAGGTGTTCCGTAGACAAGGAGGAGCGCCTGGTCAGGCTATCTTTGGTACTAAGTTCCCCAATGTGGCTGCAGAAAACATGCAACTCTTTGATAAGGCTAGGGTCTTGGCTGACGAAAGTACTGGATTCCCAAGCTTCGCCCACGGGCAAACAGGAGTATCAGGAGTGGGTCGTACCGCTAGTGGCATTTCTATGCTTATGTCTGCAGCTAATGGCTCTATTCGATCTGTAGTAAAGAACGTAGACGATTATCTCCTAGCACCTATGGGTCGTGCATTCTTCGCATTTAACATGCAGTTTGACTACGATGAAGACATCAAAGGTGACCTAGAAGTTACAGCTAACGGTACTGAAAGCTTGATGGCTAACGAGGTACGCTCCCAGCGCCTAATGCAGTTCTTGGGTGTCGTACAGAACCCTGCACTAGCACCCTTCGCTAAGATGGACTACATCATTCGTGAGATTGCTAAGAGCATGGACCTTGATCCTAACAAAGTTACTAACTCTATGCAGGATGCAGCTATCCAAGCTGAGATTCTTAAAGGGTTCCAACAACCAGCACCACCTCCTCCTGAAGCAGCTATGGGTGGCCCAGCGCCATTAGGACAAGAAGGTCCAGCAATTCCAGCAGGGGCAGCACCACAAGATCAGACAGGCGCAGGTGGCGGTACTATTGGGACAGGCGTAGCACCAGTACCAGGTGAGGAAGGATTCTCTGGTAATGTCGCTTAAGGCTTTCGTAAATAATAAAAGCGAATGGGATGCATTTTGTACTGAGCTAGATGAAATGATAGCTATGGTACAGGGTAGATTAGAGCAAGCTGAAAACACTGTTGAAATACACAG